TCTATAAAATTTTATATTTGGAGGAAAATCATGAAAAGACTGAAGAAACTTTTAGTTTTTGCTTTTGTTTTTGTAACAATTGCATCTTTTGCGTGCGAAGCAGCAGCCGCAAAACCATCAATTGAGTTGACAGACACATATTTTTCGATGAATTCAGTAGGAGGCGTATCTCCAACTGTATGCTTCAGAAACAATTCAGGAAAAACAATTAAATATATCTATTTCACGATGGTTCCATTCAACGCAGTCAACGACCGTGTATCTTGCGAGGTTCGTGGGGCGTCTGCAAGTGTGGGAAAAGTAACAGGGCCGATTTCTCCAACATCTCTTGATAATGCAAGAGTCTATTACACCGCAGAAAATCCGACACAGAGCAGGACACCGTTTGCAACACAACAGCAAATTTCAATGGATTTTTACGTCGGAACACGAAGCCGCAGAAACAATAAAATTCTGTTGGATATGTATGGGAATCCGTATTACTGGAATGGAGATTATCTCTTCAAATCTGATGAAAAAAAGGTTGATCCGCTGACTTACCTTTCCGCAGATGAAATTCAGAACGCTGTTTATTCCGATGTCTACGAATGGGACTGCATGTGGTACAACTCCACAATTGACCATTTTATCGTTACAAATGCCAAAGTGGAATATACCAATGGAACAAGCGAAAATATTTCACAGAGTGCTCTTTATTCTGGTCATTTCCAAACGAATGCAACTTATCAACCGTACTTCGTTATGATTCAAAAATATAAGCCAGTTTACAATTATGCGTTTTATAAATCGAACAATCCCGATCTTGCTGCATTGTATGGAGACAATGAGTGGAAGTATCTGGAGCACTTTGTAAATTCAGGTATGAAAGAAGGGCGACAGGCCAGCGAAGAATTTAATCTTGAAGCTTACAAAGCAAGTAACCCTGATTTGGTCGGTGCACTTGGCGATAATAATCAAAGCTATTATGAGCACTATATTGCTTCCGGAAAAGCCGAAGGAAGAAAGGCAACTTAAGTATGTCAGACAGCGGCCTTTTCAAACCCCTGAAGGGTGCGCAGTACGAGTTCCCAAAGTTCCGGATGTTCCCGCAAAAGGGCTAAAAATTCGTTGTCAGACATTCATAACACTCCTTTAAGTTGTATTTCATGGCTTTATATTACAACCATGATGATAAAAAATCAAGAGAACGGAGGAAGAATCATGAAACTTGTGAAAATTGGCAAAACTATGGTTGCCGGTTTGTGCATTGCGGCAACTTTGGCCGGTGCTGCTCTGCCTACAATGGCACTCAGCCCCGCCGGGTACAAATCGGGAATCAGATTTATAAAAATCGCATATTAAAAAAGAGAAGAGGACAAGTTATGGCAAATTCATGCCCTGTTTGCGGTGGAAAAATGGGCCTGTTGAATCGGGAAAGAAGCGCGGACGGATTGATCTGTGCAAGCTGCATGAACTTTTTCTATTCGAAAGTCGGGTTTCAGGCGTCTAAATTTTTGACAAAAGAGTTGGCTGATTTTTGGGCAGTCCAGGAAAAACGCAGGAAACAGTTTAAGGAAACAGACTCTCTTTACGATGCCGATGCACTTTATGTTTCTGTGGACGACGAAAACGGACTCTTTTATTTTGGTCGTCGAAGCGGGGACAAAGGCCCTCGCATGATTTACGCCTTTGACGAAGTATCCGGTTACGAGTCAGATTCGGAAGATTTTACCGTCACGCAGACCAGAGGCGGAATCGGTCGTGCCGTGGTCGGCGCAGCCATTGCCGGCCCAGTCGGCGCGATTGTGGGAGCGTCTACAGCAAAAACAGAGACTCGAAAAGGTAAGGGCAAGGAAAATATAACGATTTCTTTTGAGCTTCCTTTTGGCAAAAAGACTCTGTCAGCGCAGACGTATCCCGCCGGGATGACCGCTCTGCTGAAGGCCTGCATGGAAAAGAAATCACAGACACAATCTGCATACGGACGTGTCAACAGCGTTGCAGATGAACTTTTGAAGTTTAAGCAGCTCTTGGATATGGGTGCGATTACTGAAGAAGAATATAACGCGAAAAAGTCGCAACTCTTAGAAAAAGGCATTTGAAGGTGTCCACAGTGGACACAAAACCATTCCCCGCCGCCGGGCTGACGACGGGGAAGACGAGGATTAAGTGAGGGGCTTTCGGAATGCCAATTCAATAATTTTTAGCCATGGCTTAGCATTCCAGTCGTTTGGGTCACTTGCTGTTTGCGAAAAAGCCGGAAAAGGGATAGGTACTTTTTGCATACACCTTTTTCACGTCGATTTCTTCCAGATTGATTTTTGCATCGGAAGAAAGTTTGTTCGCAACGGCCTGCATGATCTCAATGCGGAACTTCAGATCAGCGACGGTCCCGCCGTTGACTTCTAGCTGCTTCAGCCAGCCTTCAACGTCTGCGAGCGCCAGATAGTAATCGGCGTTCTCTTTGGTGGGGTAACTTGTGTAGTCCATAATAAGACCTCCTATAAAATTATGTTCCAAGGCGAAACCCGCCTGGAAAACAGGGTCACAGCTCGACAACACGGCCATTGATGCAATCCAGCCGGTCGCCGGGGTCAATGCCGGAGTCAGCGTCGTCTTTGGCCTGCTGGGCAATGCGCAGCAGCTCGCCGTAGACGTCCGGATCAGCGGCATAATTGGATAGCGTGTACACAAGATTGAGTGTGCGGTTTCGGACGTAGTCCAGCAGCATGGTATCAGTTGGCATAGTCATTCCTCCCACGGGGCCCGGACGCGATCCGGGTCTTTTGGTTTTGATGCGGGCATCCCGTCGATGATCTCCATATCGTCGGGTACATACATAATAGCAGCCATAATTTTTTACCTCCTACGATGGAAATTTTTTACATAATTGTTATATCATAGGAGATGGAAAGGAATCTATACGCAATATCGTGTCGAATCGGTAAAAAGGAGGCAATTATGAACGAGTATGACTTGCAAGTGGCAAAGGCGCTCGAAATGGCAAGGGCAAAAGCCGGGCTCAGCCAGGAAAAGCTGGCAAAACGGCTTGGAATCAGCAAGCCGACCGTGGCCAGCAGGGAGCGGGGAACATCCCCTGTGACGCTGGCCGACATTATCAATTGGTGCGTAGCGTGCAGCATCCCGGCCCGGCGCTGCATGGACGCCTGTATCTATCCCGGCCTGCTCGATTACCTACAAGAGGACATCTCCACCGAGGAGAAGCGCCAGATCCTTCACGCCGCCGTGGATGAGATGTCCAACTACGAGGTCGACGGCTGGCTATACCTCTACTATGGCGACCACGGCTCCGACCCGATGGGGGTGCTGACGGAGGTGCTGGCAAACTTACACACGACCCTTGCCAACCGGGTGGCGGTATGCTCCACAATTGGAACCAACTATGTGCTAGACAGGGCAAACAACCGCGATCCAGACCCCAACGGCACCCAGCCACACATGCCCATCATGTACCAGGCCCGCGATTGCGGCCAAGAAGCAGCCCTCCAGGGCGTGGATGCTTATTCCGTAAAAAACATGGAGGATACACGAGATGCCAAAAAGTAAAAAAGGCCAGCGCGCGGATGGACGATATCAGATCAAGCGCAAAATGCCGGACGAAAAATATAAGGTATTTTACGGCAAAACAAAGACCGAGGCCGAGGCAAAATACAAAGAGGCCTTGATGCAAAGAAAAGAGGAGTCTGCCGAAGCCGAATTGTTTGAAGCCGTCGCCAAAGATTACTGGGAAAAGCTGCTCAAACGCATTGAGGAGGGGACAGACTCGTCTTATAGGTCCAACTATGACCGCTGCGTCAAATACTTTGCGGGCCGCAGGATGGACGAGATCACACCGGCCATGGTAGCCGGATTCGGCCAGGCGCTCAAAGATGAGGGGTTATCAACGAGCAGCATCCGCAACACGATCAGCGTTTTGCGCGGCATTTTTCGCGGCTGGCGTCTTGCAAGCGGGTCGGCATACAATCCGATGCAGGATATCAAGCCCCCCGCCGGGAAGCCTGCGGCCATCCGGGAACCGCCTACAGACAAGGAGCTTGCTCTTTTCCGGGCGCATCCCGAAGGGTTCGGGCTGTGCGCCTGGATGCTGATGTACACCGGCTGCCGACTGGGTGAGCTGATTGCTCTCCGATGGGAGGACATAGATTTTGAAAACAACAAAATCTATGTCAGCAAAAAAGTGTCCTGGGCAGGTGGCGGTGTCAAAATACAGGACCCCAAAACGAATAACGGCGTCCGAGTCATCCCGCTTATGCCCCATCTCAGGCAAGAGATAGAGCCGCGCCGGGGCAAGCCGACAGAATATGTCATTGGTGGCATGGCAAGACCCTTGACGGATGCAGAGTATCACAGCCGATGGCTCAGCTATTGCACCGATCTGGGCCTTGTGCGGCCCAGCAAAAGTAAAACCCGCTATAGAGACAGCCGCCGGGGCCCAAAATCCTCTGAAAATCCGCTGCCGCCGGTGCTGGAACCTACAGTGACAGCCCATCAATTTCGGCATGCGTTCGCGTCGGACTTATACGACGCAGGCGTCGGTGTGTTGGAAGCAAAAAAAATAATGGGTCACGCTGATATCTCGACGACTTACAAGATCTACACACACATTCGCGAGCGAAAGCTCAAAGATGCAACGCAAAAAATGATTGCATACTATAACGACCAAGATGATAAAAAGTAGTCAAAAAGCAGTAAAAAGCAAAAAAAGAATGATAGGACGAACACCGAAAAAGGTTCGACTCCTGCTGGCGCAACTATGACAAAACCCGCATGACTGCTAGACTTTTGCGCAGTCATGCGGGTTTTTGTGTGCTTCTTGTGATACGCATACTAACGAGAACTAACGCATACTAACGCAATCTCGCGTTCCAAAAGTAGTCAAAAAGTAGTCGGGCTTTAGCCGTCCACAATGACATCCAGATATTTCACGATTTTTCCGGGAACGGCATCTTTGTCGTGCAGAAAAGCTGCGGCCATATCGGCATAAAAGTTTTGATTGTCCGCACTGTACGACCGAGCGACCGTGCAATAGTCCGAGTACATCATATTCATCGCTGCCCAGAAATCGTTCGGGTCGCAATTGATATTGCGCTGCTTGGCCACGTCCTGAGTCTGCTCCAGCGTCCAATGACAGCCCTTCGTGCCGTCGGCGTTGATCATGTTGTCGCACCATTCCTCGGCCTCATCATAAGAGAGGTGAGGACGGGGCATCCTGATCGAGCGGCTGTCCGCACCGCCATGCTCATACTGCCCAGAGTGCTTGTCCCAGTCACCGTTCTGCGAGAAGCCGATTTGCGGCATTCTGCGTCCATTCTCTACGTCAGGGTAGCGGGGGACGGGGTAGGGGTCGATGTAGCGATTCTCCTCCTGCGGATAGTAGGGATAGCGGTCGTTGCCGCGTTCCAGCTTGCGCAGACGGCGTTCCATCTCACGTTCCCTGCGGTCACGCTCTTCCTCAAGGCGGTCACGTTCCGGTTCACGGTTTTTGTCGTGATCGCGAAGCATCATCATGCGGCGAAAATTAGTCTTGCCCATAATCTATACCTCCTCAGGAAATGGACGCAGGCGCACCGGCGTGGGAACGACAGAAGCAGCCAAGATACTTGAACGTGCCGGTGCCGGTTGCAGACGTTGCAACACGGGTAGCGTAGCGGGTGCGGGTATGGATGCTCTCGGCGGTTGCCTGAGCGCAGTTGCAGTCGGTCAGAGGGTATGCGGTCGTGCCTGCTCCAATGGTAATGACCACAGGTGCGTTGATGGTGGTCGTGTCCGGGATGCTCTGGGCAACCACGATGCAATACTTCTCTCCGTTCTGGTATGCGCCAGCAGGGATGTTGATGGTCAACGTGTCATTGGCGAACGTCACCGCATCCGAGATGACGAGGTGTGGGCAGAGTTTGCAGCTTGTTTTGCAAGCCATAATGTTTTCCTCCTAAAAAATCAGGGGCAGAGGTGTCATACCCCTGCCCCGATGGTTCACCCGGTGTTATCGGGGAGTGTGTAAGTTAGCAGCAGCCGCAGCAGTTCACGCCCACGTTAGGGTTTGCCACCTGATAAGCGGGAATCGGACGAGGATTGACCCGGTTCAGGATGGTATCGGTCTGCTGGGACATCACGGTGGTCAGAAGTGCATTCTGACGATCCTGAGAAGCGGCGAACTTCAGGCTCTGGTTCTCAGCGGTCAGGGTTGCGATCTTATCCTGCGTGAAGTAGTCCATCATGCTGCGGAAGTTGACGTTGCAGTTGTCCACGATGGCACGAGCGTTGTCTGCGATGGCCTGACGGGTAGCGCAATCCTGCTGTGCAATGGTGTACTTCAGGTCGCCGATGAGCTGCTTGTTCTCGCAGCAGCAAGATGCAAGCTGCGTCTGGATAGCGGTCTGACCCGCCTGACGTGCGTTGCCCTCCTGCATGATAGCAAGGCTGATGGCATTGTCGCCGTTGGACACGCTGCGTTCCAGGCCGTTCACGAGCTGTGCGTTCTGGTAGCCGAGCTGACAAATAGCGTTGTTCACGCTTGCAAAGCCGTTTGCGATATTGGCGTTGACGCCGTTCATCTGCGCCAGCTGGTCGTAGCCCAGAGAGCAGATGCCGCTCTGGATGCCAGCCAGAGAGCGGGAGGTGTCCTGCTGGTAGAAGCCCTCAGACAGAGCCGCACGAGTATCTGCGCCGCCCTGACCGGTTGCACCAGTGCCCACCAGATAGGGGATGTAGCTGTTCATGCCGTTGTCACCACCGTTCCGACCGTAGCCGTTTGTGCCCCAGCCGAAGATGATGGCGAGGATGATAACCGCCCACAGACCTTCGTTGCCGAAGAATCCGCCGTTGTTATTACCGCCGTCCTGCCCAGCCAGATAGCCAGTTGCAAAATCGTCCATAACAAAACTCCTTTCAGTTTTGCGTATGCTATCCCACCGCCGTATGCGATGGGCGAAGCCAAACAAAAGCGGTTTTTGTCAAGTCCGCAAAACTGAAAAGCGTTTCGCTTGCGAGGGATGCTTATTTTGGGATTATCAAATCAGCTTGGAGAATTGCTTTTTTCGTCTTCCGGGTCATCCAACTTTTTGCTGGCAGCACCGAAAATCAATCCAAGCATCAAAGGAACCCATAGTTTGTCATTTCCACACAGATTGTTGATGTCAAAATCTTTTTCAGGATGGCTGTTTTCAAAATCGTCCATTGCAAAGCCTCCTCACTTCGGAAGCGTCAAATTCAGGACGCTTGCCAGCTGGTTCAGGTCGATGCCACGCTCTTTGGCGAGGTTCTGCGCCATCGTTCGGAGTTGTGCTTCGTTTTTGCCCTGAATCAGGTTCAAGCCCTGCATGATTGGGGCGCTCTGCCCGCCCAACTGCTGGATAAGCCCCATCGGGTTCTGTCCGGCGCGAGCCAGATTTGCAAGCTGCATGATGGGGCTGTGAGTAATCATATCAAACGGAGAGGGCATCGCTTATTCTCCTTTCTTCGCTGTGGCAGCGGGCTTAGAAAAGCTCTTCTGCCACTTTTCCAGTTCATCCAGCCTGTGGACGAGGGCGTTATACTCTTCAACAGGCACATACTGCTGTGTCGGGGCAGCGGTCTGCTGTGCCTGTTGTGCCTGCATCTGCCGCCACGCTTCCGGGCTGTAAAACTCCTGCACATAGGATTCGCAGGTGTCTGGGTTGAGACGCTTGCAGTAGATCACGCCGCTGCGCAAGTCCGGGCAGTAGGTCGGTCTGCCGTACAGGTCAGACGGTATTGCCAAAAATTCCTCCCTGCTGGAAACAGGCCTGCCCAGAAGCCAACCGCCGTCCTGTACCGACTGCTGAACGGGCTGCTGCCCATTCATCGGCTGCGGACGCTGCGGCTGTGCTTGCTGCATCTGCGTGTTCGGCAGGGGAGTAGCAAGCCCTACCGTGCCCATGCCGCCGTAAGGATTGACAGGCTGCTGCGGAACGTAGGGCGCTCCGGGTGCCGGATAATAGCTCATAAAACATCCCTCCTTGTGCATCCAGTGTACCGCATCAGCAAAAAACGAAAGACAACGAACGCACAACGAAGGACAAAAAAGAAAAGCGCCCACACGGAAAAATCCGCATGAGCGCTTAACTGTTAAGGGCTTCACCTTGGAAGCAAGAATAAAATATCACGTTTTGATTTGCAAAACAAGCGTTTCGACAAAACCAGTGCGAAAAGCACAAAAAGTTTATTGTTTTATTCTGTTCTGGGATTGATTTTCAAAAATATTTTTGCAAATCTGAATCTTTTTTGCGTTTTACTATTGCAAAAATGATTCTTTTGTGCTATAATTAAATCACGCTAAGGAACACAAAATAAACGGAGGAACAAACAATGGTTGCAATGGACAAGAAATTCAAAATGGCTCAGCTCAATACTCTTCGTCGTTGGGTCATGAAGCGCGCATGGGATCTTCGCAAGACTTCTGGCGTGGATATGTCTACCGCTCTTCGTGCTGCATGGGCAATCGAGAAGGCTATGCAGGCTGCTCATGCTCAGTGCAATGCCGAAAAGTACAGCGTTGTTCCTTCCCGTTGGGCAAAGTACGGCAAGGATCGCACTTACATTTCCATCAACATCTACGGAAAGAAATTCTCGAAGGTCAGCTATGGCTTCGTCGACAACATGACTGGCGCCTTCTATGCCGCCTAATGGTGAAAAAAATGGAAAAGAATCAAGTACAGAGGAAATGCAAGCGCTGCGGTGTTGTTTTCTCGGCAAAACCGGGATGCGACCGCTCTTATTGCAGCGAATGTTCCCGTGATATCAAGCGGGAAACTGTATTGAGAGAAAGGGTCTGCGCTACTTGTGGAAGCACGTTTTTGGGCTATCCGCATTCCAAATATTGCCCGACTTGCAAAAGAGCAGCGATGTTGGAGTCTCATCGTCGAAGCAACGAAAGGCAAAAAAACGGAACGACTCGAAAACTTGGAAGTACAGATATCTGCCAGAGCTGTGGAGCTACTTACACTGTTGTTTCCGGATTGCAGCGTTATTGCCCAGAATGTGCCAAAATTGTTGTTCAGGACAATATCCGAAATCACAAACGAGAATACATGTGGGAAAATCGAGCCGAAAAGGGGGAGCAAAAAAAAGAAAGGCGAAGTATGCGCCGGATATGCGTTATATGCGGAAAGGCGTTTGATTCCAAAACATGTACGAACGTTTGTTCAACGGAATGTAAAAAGATACGAAATCGCGAATTTCAAAAAAGAGCAGATATAAAACGCGGAAAGCAAAAAGCAAAAGAATAGGAGAAAAACAATGTACAAAGTAATCAATAATCGCCGCTACAACACGGAGACCGCAAAGAAATTGGGATACTGGGAGTCAGATCAGGACTATCGCGGCCTCTACCACGAGGAAGAGGTGCTCTATCGGAACAAGGCAGGAAACTATTTTTTGTACTGCTACGGCGGAGCCGGGAGCAAGTACAGCCAACAGATCGGGGTCAACGAATGGTCCAGTGGCGAATCAATTCTTCCTTTGGAGGAAGATGACGCCCGCAAGTGGGCAGAAGCGCATCTAGACGGGACTGAATATGAGATGATCTTTGGCGAGCCGGGTGCAGCCGAGGATGTCCAGGCGACGGTCCGTATCCCTGCCGCAGTTGCGCAAAAGCTCACGGAGCGGATGGAAAAAGAAAAGTGCAACAGAAACGACCTGATCCTTGCCGCTATCCGGGAATATCTGAAATAAGACAGGCCCCTGGCACGACATCAGTGCCAGGGGCTTTCTTCAAAAATATTTTTGCAAATCAGAATCTTTTTTGCATTTTCCTATTGCAAAAATGATTCTTTTGTGCTATAATTAAATCACGGTAAGGAACACAAAATAAACGGAGGAACAAGCAATGACGAAGTTTTATGACGGCAAGAAGATCCTGAGCATCTCCATGATGGATGACCGGACGGGAATCGACTTTGAGAACGAGTTCTTTGAGATTGGTCAGCTCCCTTACAACATGGAGCTGGATGCGAACAAAGTGGATGATGTCGATTATCTGATCGACTACGCCGTTACTTACGCGAACGGCACCAATACCGATTTTGAGTACCAGTACGACGAGGGCGGCAACCTGCTGGACGGCTGCAGCGTGTCTTACACCGTCGAAGATATGTGACCGAAACAACAAAGCCCCCGGTGTCCACAGTGGACACCGGGGGCTTTTCAAATATCCACCCTAATGCGCTTCTTCGAGAGGCCGGGAGGATTTGTTGAGATGATTATACCACAAATCGTGAAAAAAGAAAAGCGTCCACACTGCAAAAGAGCAGCGTATGCGCAAAAAAATACGTTTAATTGGTATAATGTTTTTAAAAAAGTCTTGACTTTTGCACTCAATGGGTGTATAATAAAAACAGTGAAAGACCACACACATACACATGGAGGTAACAATTATGAAAAAGCTCACTGTTGACGAGTTCGCAATCAAGGTTATGGCCACCGGAACCGAAATTGAGTACGACAACGGCGTTTGGATGATCTACGCGCATCTCACCGATGATGGCGACGTCAAGACCTCTCATCTGGACGCTCGCGACCCGATGGTCACTACCAGCATCGAACTCTCCGATGAAGAGGGTGAGGCACTCATGAACGGAAATCTCGACGACGTTGAGAGACAGGCCGTCGTGGAAGACCTATACCCGAAGTATCTTGAAGCTCTGGAAGATATGGAGTAAAAGAAAAGTCCTCCAGACGGCGCGCGAACACCGACTAAGGGACTTTAGTGAAAGACACCTCACGTGGAGGCATACCATTATGCTACCACACGAAAGAAAGGAAGTCAATTGTGTATACCAAAGCAGAGCTTTTTACTATGGCCGCAGAGCAGCCGAAGGAAATCTTTTCCAACAACATTACTCTGAGCGCACCGGATGACGCTTCTGACTGCATTGATCTGGACGCCGAAAAGGCAAGGCTGTCCCGCATCTGGGAGCTGGCGCACCTGTCTATGAAGGAGCTGATCTCCCGCACCGGAATGTCGCAGACCTCTTTTGCCAAAGGCGCAGGCATCCCGCTGCGCACTGTGCAAAACTGGTGCGCCGGAAGCCGGGACTGCCCTGTATATGTCCGTTTTCTGCTAGCTGAGCATTATAGTCTGCTGTAAAGCAAAAATCCCCCACTTTGCTTACAAAGTACCCTGCGTGGAGCGCAGGTCTTCGGCAAAGCAGGGGATTTTTACTTAAAAATATTATCAATGCCTTTCAGCCGATAGCCTACCGCCGTCCGGCTGTAGTGTGTCTGTGCTGCAATGTCCGGCAGCGGGAGCCGCTCAACGTACCGCAGTAAGGCTATTTTACGGTCTACCCTCCCAAGCGGTGCGCTTTTGATGGCGGCGGTCATCTGCTGTCGGTCAAGTCCTTGCAGCGCAGCGGGCAGCACTACACGAGCCGCCGCCACAGGCAGCACCGAGCCAAAAAGGCTGCGGCAGCTGTCCGGCGTTGCGCACCATTACGGTGACGGCACCGAGATGGTATGTTTTCGTGAGACCACGAAAACGTCCACAGACCATTTTCGTGACGTGCCGAAATTGCTCTTGTGCGGCGAACATACCGGTAACGTCACCGATATGGTGGTATGTAGTGCTTGCCATGATATCCTCCTTACAGCTGATTGATGCAGCGATTGGTCAGCTTGCTGTACACATCCTCGTACAACTCCTGCTTATCGCCGTTGTAGGTGTACTCAGCATAGATGCCGTCACCGTTCACGGTGGTAGACAGTAGAGCCTTGTAGTTCTGGAGCGTCTTGCAAGACCAGACCACAAAGACGTTTTCGAGGGTGATTTTGGTCTCGCGGTGCGCGTTGTACCACTCAACCAGTGCATTTTTGCACACGCTTTCATATTCTGCCATGCCGGTAATAATCATAATGTGTTTTCTCCTTATTCCTTTCCCTGCATCTGATTGAGGACGTGATCGGCGTGGATGGCGGCAGACGTAAAGGAATTGTTCTCCCACCACGCCACGAGGGAAGCGACGACGGTGATGCCGGTGGTGATGATCTGCTCCAGCTGCTCCGACTCTATGGGGAGCGGGGAGTGGCCGGTTGCGCTGAGGATCTGATTGGTCAGTGCCAGAGCGAGGACGGCGGTGCGAGCGATGGTTCCGGTGGAAATCTTGTTTTTAGTCATGGTATCAGTTCCTTTCCTTTTCTTCGAGGTCGGCAATTCGGTGATCGGCGACCTTCATTTTCTCTTCCAGCACGGGGATGCGCTGGGCGAAATTGTTGTGTGCCCTGACTTCTCTGGTCAGTTCTTCCAGCTTGGTTTCGGTCACGGCTTGGCTTTTGCTGTTGGCAATCAGAACGCCGATCAGCGTGATTGCACCGGTAATGAGGGCGGCTGCGATACTCTCCATTCGGTTTACCCCTCCCGGAGCCTGTCCAGCCCCTTTTTTGCGATGATTTTGGAATAGTCCTTGTAAGCGTGGGAAAGGTCTGCGTTGCCCGTGATGCCCGGCACGTTGGAGGTGCTGGTGTACTGCCACATTCCAAAGGAAAAGTCTGTTTTTGGCTTGTCCTCCGGTTTGGTCTTGCTCTTGTCTCTGGGATGTTTTGCCAGCCATACATCGTACTTGCGCAGCGCCGCGCCACCCATGTACAATTCCGTCTGCGCAAAATTTAGTCCGACATACAGCAGGGCATAAAAGCCCCAGCGCTCCACCGTAGCAAGCGCATAGGCGGCAAGGTCGGTCAGCGCCTGTGTGGACAGCTTCTTGATTTTGTTGTCCTCCACGTCCACGCTGATGGGCAACTCAAAGGTCTTTCCGGTCAAGGCAGTCTTGAGCAAGGCCAGCTCTGCGTCGGCACTGGTATGCGAGACGGCGTAGGTGTAGTAGTACACGCCCACCGGAATCCCCAACCGCTTGCACTCGGCATAGTTGCGCTCAAAGGTCGGGTCAATGTACAGTCCGTCCTTGCGCTTGCTCAGCTTGCGGTTGGTGGATACAGTTTTGAGCATCACACCGGAGACAAGACCGCTTGCTTTGACCTTGTCCCAGTCGATGCTGCCCTGCCAGCGGGAAACGTCCATAATGGGGAGCATGATATCAGTCCTTTCTTTTTATGTTGGTGAATAGTCAAATAAAGTCCACTTCTATTGAGATGCATGCTTTAAGTATGGCCTATCAAGACATGCAACGCTTCCATCACAAGTGACTGAAAGCGTTCCGTTTTCATACGTTGCGTAATTTGGCACCCCGTTTTTCTCACACCATTTTTGCAGTGGAGAACCGTCCCCGTCAATCGAAGGGGGTTTTCCGGGCATGTGCTCCGACCCGTTTTGTGAAATTACCATTTGTGGGCAAATATTATTAATAAAATTCGGAATTAAATTTTCAGCCGCACCATCCCAGCCGTGATGTGGAGCAGTCATGACATCAGCCCTGAGCATTTTTGACGATAGATAGCTTTGCGCCTGCTTTGCGATATCTCCGGTGTAAGTAGTCACTATGCAACCGTCTGTAACTTCAACTCCCATCGAATAGTCATTATAATTTGTTGAGTAATATTGACTTCCGGATGTCATATATGGGACGTAACTCGTGTTGAAAAATTTCAAAAAAATATTATCAATTGAGATTCCTTGACCCTCTGTTGGGTGTAAAATTGTGCAGTTGGCAGAATTGAGAATTTCGAGAACTTCCGTTTGCATTGGGAGAATATCGTCGATGTCCTCTCTCGTTAATTGCGCGGTGTTCTCGGCTGTAAGTAGCTGCGGAAGAATTGCAATGGAATTGGATATATCTACATTCCAATCGTTAATTAGTGATTTTAAGGCTCCACAGTGGTCTGAATGAAAATGCGTAATAATGATATAGTCCAATTTGTTAATGAGCTCATAATTGTACATATCAGATAGCAATCCGCCAAAAATATCGAGTGAATTGCCGCTAAAGTCAATTCCGATCGTTTTCCTATTTTGTGTAACAATTGTTGCTGCAGCGCTGCTTGGCAAGCTTTCGCGATACGCCAGCGTTGCAGATAAGTCCATCCCATTAGAATAGCGAGAAAAACCGCCAAAGGCGTAATGGCTCATTTTCTTTATGGGAGTTGTCGTTTTGTACGCAACGCAAAAATGCTTATCAAAGTTTCCGTAAAAAACAGGGATTTCTTTATTATTTTCAATATGCTTGAATCTCAAAAACACATTCGCGTCCGAAGAAAACAGATAAAAATCAGTGTGTTCGTGATATTTAAGAAACATTCCATTATTATCAAGTTCTGTAATTTGAATTTGATTCTTCCCTGTTCCGACACCAAAAAAACAAGATCCTGCTTTAATTTTGAGCGAATTTTTTGTAACCACTCCGTTTTCTTTGTATACAAGGATACCATCTTCCGTTATATCTCCTCGCAAAAGATTAAAGCTATTAAATCTTATTTCAGAGTCGTTTTCTATGACTAACTGTGTATATGCCTCAATGACGGTCATATCTGATTTTTCATTTATAGTGGTTATGACGAGCACATAATCGCCTGAAACTGGCACATAGTATACAGAAGTCCACCCAACTCGGATTTTTTGATCCGCCCAAATGATAAGCATTTGATACTTGTCTGGGTTTTTAAGTGCTATTTTTGTCCCGGACTCCAAATGCAAAAGCCGTCTTTCTTTCGTTCTTATTCTTTTTGTGTTTTCTACATATACAAGCCCGGATGAATGCAAATCTGCGTTTCCAACTTCAAAATCAGAAATGCTGATTTTGTTTTCATAAAGTTTTGAAAAATCAGTTAAATCTTCCTCTAGCTGACTAATCGCCTCTCCCACCTTTGCCGCATCCGCCGCCTTGCCGGAGAGGGAGAGGGTGGGGTCGATCATGTTTTTGAGCTCTTCCCAGGTCTTGATCGCCGCGGTCCAGTCCGCGTTGGTGACCTGAGTGATATAGAAGAAGCTCTCCACCGACGTTCCGCCAGTATAATTGTCATTGCGACAGTTGCAATCAATGGGCCAGCCATGGAGCATATAGCCATTGCTGCCGGTCACGCAGAGCACGACGCTGACATGGCCGGGGACGCGGAGAGCCTGACGTGCGATCTCGCAGGTGACGATGTTGCCGGATACCGAGCAGGCCGCCCGCTTGCCAGCGCCGTCGTTGATGGTATCATACCAGCCCTCATTCTGAGGGCCGAATCCTCGGTACATGATGCTGTACGTTGCACCAGATGGCGCAGCGTATGCCTTGCCGTCCTTGTACAGAACGGCCTTGAAGAAGCGGCTCTGCGCGTCGTTCTCTACAACGTCCAGACGCTGTGGAAGACCGGGGTTGTCGAAGTCAATTTTGATCTCTCGCATCATTGTCCTCCTTGCTCATAATAAAATCGCCTGATTCGGAAAGCAGATAGTCCGTCACATTTCCGTCCGGAAGTGTGTCGGAGTATGCGGCCCCATCGGGCAGGGTGGTCAGTGCGTAAGTCGGGTTGATAACGCCCGCCGATGTGATCCGGCGCGTGTCAGGCCGGAACGTGATAAGATACATAGACTCCTCCATCACAAAAAGCCCATCACAACATATGGGATGCAGCATTTTTTGTTTTTGTTCATCGTCACGCCGACCGGGATATTATTTACTTTTTTGGATTCCAGCCATCCACCGGGTCCAAACTGGACGCCGGTTTTACTGACCGAAAATTCCCGGATGCGCGGATAGTCCCAGGTGTACGTTGCGCGGACACTTTTTCCGTTGACCGGCGCGATTGCCCATTGGATACTGTTGTTGTCAATGACGCTGCTGTCAAAAATACTGCCCAGGTTGTCGATGAAGCCAACGGCAACGACCGCATAGCTTGCCAGATCCATCGGGACAAAAACATTGCCGTCCAGACCACCCGACGCATTGGCGGAGTTGTCCCAGATGACGCTGGAATTTCGCACCCCGCGAAATTCCAGGCCGTCCGGGTTGATGATATACGAGTGATCGCCGACCCCGAAATTGATGCTGCCTGTTTCGCTCTCCTCGATATAATCGGTGGCCACGCGGCTGGCATCCACCGCCCGGTCGTTGGTGGTGGTCACGCGGCTGCGCTCCCGGATGGTCGTGCGGGCCAGGCGCTCTTTGGCGTCGCCCACTTGCAGGGAGTCATAGCGCTCCAGAAGTGCATTGTAATCTGTCTTGGTGATCCGCGCCGTGGCGCTCACGCCCAAACGCAGATACCGCACCTCGACCGTATCACCACGCAGGATAATCCCGCTCTGGCCGGAGCCTGTGTACTCCACGCACTTTTCCAGCTGCACATAAGAGACCGTCAGGCTGACGCTGATCTTGCCGATCTCATTTTTCTGGATGAACTCGTCGGTCGTCTTTTTCATGCTGGCGTTCGAAGGCGCTTTCTGGTAGTAGCTGGTGAGGTCGAGCGGGTAGATCTTCCGGTATCCGGTGATGCTGGAAGCCGCGATGGGCTCCAGGTCATAATACTTGCTCTTCTCGGAGTTCATCCAGAAGGGATAGACGTGGGTGTAGACGTCCTCGATATTTTTTTCCTGGGTGACGTCCAGCAGGTTCAGGCCGTATGCAATCTTGACTCCGCGGTCAACGGTCTCTTTTTTGCGCAGCACACAGCTCAGGCCGTCGAACGTCCAGACGCCGTCGTAGGCCGAGGCGAGGTTGTCGCTGTTGCTGGACAGCAGCGCCGCGCGGACGGTCATCGGTTTCGAGACCGAAAACGTACCCGCAGTATCGTAACTGACTGAAATGTCGAACGGACAGTCTCCTACGATTCCAGCCTTGAGTTTTGTGATGGCCTCGCTCAGCGACGCAGCCGTGAAAGGCTTGACGATGCAGTTGTTGAGGTCATACGAAATGTGATGCGCATAGGCCTGGATCTTGCCGTCGATTGGCCGCGTCATCCGGTAGATGCGGAACAGCTGCCGGTTTTCGTACCGGGACGGGGCCGCGCTGATGAGCCTGCGTTCGGCCAGCAGCTCCGCATGGAGACCGGTCATCGGATAGATGAGGGTCAGGTCATACGCACCGTTTTCTTCGCAGCTGACGGTGCAGCTGAGGGCGTCTTTCAGCGCGCCCAGACCGTAATTGCCGATGGAAGTTACATCGGCCTCGTGTAAGATTGGCGTCATAATGTCCACCACCTTGGAGTCAGGGTCACGCCGGTCACGCCGCCGCTCCAGCTGATCGTATTTTCGCCCGGCCGCAGCGTGGGCCAGGTTCCGCCGACAAGCGCGTTTGCATTGGTGCCGCCGGTGACGTAGGCGTCCCAGTTTTCGCAGTCGGCATAGAGCACCCGGTCTGCCGGGGGCATGGCGGCAAATTCCACGCCGTTGACGACGACTTTTCCCTCTGCGCCGTTTCCGGTGATCTCCAGAGAGGGGAGCGCCACCTGATCCAGCGGGTTGAGAAGGGTCTGTCCGTTTTCCAGTGCCGCAGCCTGATAGCCGGACACGAGAAAGTGGCGCGGATCACAGTCAAAATCAACTGACAGTCGGCCGTACTTGTTGAGGATGTTCGAGATGCTGCCCGGCTTGGCCGTGGCGAAATAAAAAAACGACGGGTCGTATCCATCGGAGAGCTGATGCGCTCCCGGCGTTCCGGCCAGCCATTTCTTGACCGTGCGGGCGTCTTCCGCCGTCGGGTTTTTGCCGTGGAAATACAGCTGATACGTCACGGTGATATTGTCGTAATAGCCAAGGTCAGCATGGAGCTTTCCGTTTCGGCCCGGCACCTCATACTCCTCGTATTTGGCTTCCGGGACCGGGATCTCCGGCTTGTGCTCGATGTGGCAAAAATACTCGTCCGAGCTGTGGCCGTTAAAATACAGGTACTTCTCCATTGGCGGAGGCCTCCGAATTTATCATCATTTGCAGCTTGTCGATGGTGTACTGGGCGATCTCCTCAGCGTCCTGCCCTTCCTGCGGGTAGATGCTGATGCTGACGCCGCCCATGCTGATGCGCCGGGTGTTGTAAGCCGTGGTGAGCGCAGAGCTGGCCCGGCCCACGTCATAGGTGAGCTGAGTTTCCATCTGGCTGCTCAGTCCGCGCACCGCGTCGCGCAGCACATAGGCATTATCGGTGATCCCTTTGGCCATGCCCTTGACCATGTCCGGCATCCACTGCTCATATTCCCGCAGCGGGCCAACGTCCGGGCGGGAGAAATGCAGGAAACTTTTCACGGTCTCAGCCAACCCTTTGGCGGCAGTGGCCAAAAATCCGCCAGCCTCTTTCATGCCGTTCGCCATGCCAGTGACAAGGTCAGCGCCCCAGTTGTTCGACTCATTGGCCAGGCCGGAAAGATTTGTCCCGATCAGGTTGCCCACAATGGACAGGCCCGCGCTTGCGATCGCTCCCGGTATGCCGCCCTTCATGTAACCCGTAGCCGCTGAAACAAGCCCTCCTACAATCAGGCCGGGCACGTCGATGTTGTCAAAAAAGCTATCGCTTGCGCGGTAGCCCTTCGACAAGTCCGAAAACCAGCTTCCAAGCGGGCTCTTGCTCAGGTTGGAAGCTGCCTGTTCCAGACCGCCCAGTTTCGTATCGAGGTCGAGGATGAACTGCGAAAAGCTGCCCACCGCGCCTTGAACGCCCTTGATCTCGGTCTTCAGGCCGTTTGTCTTTTCCTGCACGTCGGTCACAATGCCGTTGACATAAGTTGTCGTGCGGGTGACTGCCTGGGCGACGCCGTCCACAATGGCTGTATACGAGTCCGTCACCACATCGGTCGTAGAGACAACGTTCTCTTTTACCTCGCCAGTCGTCTGGTCAATGACTTGCTCGATCTTCTTGGTGGTCTGGGTCGTCCGGTCCAGAGCGCCGACAACGCCGTCCACACCATAGATCTTCTCCGACTTCGAGGCAACTGCGGTCTTTCCGGCAGTCGTGACGTTTTCAACGGTCGTCTTGCTGCTCTGCTCCACGCCGTCCAGCAGGGTGACGACTTGTTTGTAGTTTTTCTGGATGCCGTCCACCATCTCGGTCCATGTCCGGGTGACGGTCTGGGCGGTTTCCTTCGTCGTGCCTTTGAGCTGTTTGGTCGTTCCGTCATAGACGTTGTAGGTGTTATCGGCGGTTTCCGTCACCTGCTTGATGGCCCCGACGATGTTGCCGGTGCCCTCCAACAGCTGGGTGTTGGTTTCGGTCACACTGTTGGCGAGCTTCTTCTGGTCGGCAGCGGCCTTTTTGTTTTTTTGGGTCGTGCTCCCGGTCGGCGTATCACTTCCGCTGCTTGTCGGGGGCGTTACGGTCGGATGCAGCCGGTCGTATTGTTTTTGGTTTGAGATGCCTTTTCCGGCCATGGCTTCCCGCCTTCGGCGGTTTTTGTTTTTCTGGCTGTCCGTCTGTGAGCGGTAGTCCTCGTAGCTGTCATACCCTGCATAGGCGTCCTTGCCCAGCGCTTTGTTGAGCTTGTAGCTCCACTGATCAAGGACGCTGATCGCATTTTGGGCAATAGTAGACAGTCCATCGCCCAAAGCAGATATCTCGCTGATTACGCCTGAGATCAGCGGATTCAGCGACGCGATCTCCTTTGCCAGACCGACCCAGCCGTCCGTTTTGTATGCTTCAGCCGCCGCAACGGTCATATCATTGAGGTTGCCGACGACCATTTTGATGCCGTCGGTCAGATCAGCAGTCATAAGGCCCGCCAGCTGAGTGGCGTTATCCGTCAGCGTGGACATCTGGCCGTTGAGCGTCTCGCTCTGGGTGGACATGGAGTTGTAGTACCGCCCGCCCTCATCTGAGGCCTTTTCCAGTGCAGCGGTCAGCACGTCATAGGTGACGGTCATTTTCTGCACTTCGGCGGTCGATTTGCCGGTGTAGTCGGCCAGAATGCCGTAGACATCAATGCCCGCATAGGCAAATTGCTTGATGTCCGCCGCCGTGGCCTTTCCGGCGTTTTTGATTTGTTGGAGGTTCTGGGCCATCCGGCTCAGCTCCTCGTTTCCGCCGCCGGTTGCAGAGACCGCATCGCCCAGCGCAAGGATGACCTTGCGGGAAGAATCTGCATCAACGCCGGTCGAGATCAGCAGCTCGTTGGCCTTGACAAGGCCCGCCGTGTCAAAGGGGGTCCGGGCCGCGTCCTGCTTGATCTGCTCCAGTGCGTTTTCCGCAGCGGATGCGCTGCCGAGCATGTTGGTCAGTGCCGTTTGATACTGCTCCAGCTGGGCGTTATAGCTGACGCCCGCCTCAACGACCTTTTTGCCTGCCGACAGCAGAGTGCTGCCGATGGCCGCATAGGCTTTTGCGGCCAACGTGCCCGCTGTCACAGAGGCAGCAAGGTCGTCTCCGGACGTTCTTGTCTGGTCCGAAAATTCGCCCAGACCGTTTTCCGCGTCGGACAGGCGGCTTTTGAGGGTTGCCAGTTCGGCGCTGGTCTTGTTGATCGCAGTGCGGAATCCGGATGCTTCTTTGCTGGCGTCGCCCCATTTGGTGACTGCTTTTTGAAGCATCGTGTTTTGCGCCGAAAGGGCAGATTCCTGATTCTGGATCTGCTTTTTCAGCACAGAGGCAATGGAGGAGGCCTTTTGCTGTGCGGTGGCGTTTTTTCCAAGCTGTGCAGTGACAAGATTCAGCTCAGAGGAATACTCCTTCTGTTGCTGGATGATGTTTTGCATCTGTTTGCGGTATTCGCTTTCGCCCTCAACGCTGATTTTTGGGCCAATGTCCGTTTTTGCCAAGCGCTACCACCTCCTCATCGTATCGCCGCCAGCGTATCGAGGTCGGCATAGACTTTTTGGTCTGCACCGTTCTCAATCTGCATACACGCCATATAATCCAGCATTCGGCCAAGCGGGCAGGCCAGAACTTCGCGCTCTGTCATGCCGAGCTTTCGGCCGTAATACAGATACCATGTGGTATTCAGCCGGATCACATGGCGGTTTCGCCGTTTTTTGGGTCGTTATCCGGTGCGACCTCCACATCGCGGGAGGACCCGCCGCGCAGAGCCATGGCAACGTCACCCCAGATCTCGACGATTTCAGTGCCGGACAAAATCGCCTGAAGAACATCATCTGCCGGAAGGTCTGCGGTCTTTTCCGGAGCTTCGCCGGAAAACGAAGCGCTTGCGGCAAGATACGCCTTGCCAGCTTCCGCCAGCGGGCGAAGCGCGGTCAGGATCACGCGCATCATTTCGGCCAGTTCTTGCTTGTCGGCGTGAGCGGTGACGCTTTCCACGACCGCGTTGACATTGCCGAACTCTTTTTCCAGCACATCCGCCGCCCCGATGGTCAGGCAGAGCGGAAATTTCTTGCCCTTGATATTCGTCCACACAACATACTTGTCGTTCATCCGTTATTCGCCTCCCAGAGCTTTCTTGACAAAGGCCACTGCCGTGCTTTCGGTCGTGAACAGGGTCTTCGGGATGATCTTCCAGCGGTTCTTTGCGCTGTCGTCCCGCATGATTGTGAAGTCGATGTCCTGGGTCTGCCAGTCGATCTGATCTTCCTGCGTGGTGGCGTCGTCACCGGGCACCTTGCAGCGGCATTTTGCCAGAATAATGGCGCCCCAGTAGCTCTTGCCGTCCCGCTGGACCTTTTTCACGGCACCGATGCCGATGTAAGGCGGCTCCATCTCCGCACCATACTCCAGCGTCTCAACGCTGTTGCTGCTGTCCACCTGCACCGGGTTGCCCGCTTTCAGGCCCATGAGGAAAGCTTCGTCGTCCGGGCTCAGGCCGTCAATGGTCATGGTGCCGGAACCGTCCGTGAAGGCGGAACCGGTCTCGGTCTCGGCCAGCCGGTCGTCAGCGTAGAAGTTGTTATCGTCGCTGGTCGAGATATCGGTGCTCATACTCACCGAGCGGCCCAGCTTGCGGACGCCAGTGTAAGTGACATTCCCACCGTCGGCTGCATACTGCGCGACATGGATGTTGGAAAAACCGGTCGTCACAATGCTTTTCGGATTCTCAGGCATGTTTTTCCTCCAAATAAAAAAAGAAGAAGGTGTCCACGGTGGACACCTTCTTTGGGTTTATTTCTTCGTGATGGCTTCGATTTGCTTTTGGATTACCACTTCCATGGCGTTTTGCGCATTTTTCCGGCAGGCGTTGACAGCCGGGGCGATAAAAGGCGTTTTGTCTCGCACACTGCTCCCGCTTTCAACGCTGCGGGCAATGAGCGCGTTCGGCTGGCCGTTCGGATAGGTCTTTGTCTGGACTTCGTTGTAGCCCTCAAAGCCGATTTTGACGTTCCAGGCACCGTTTTCGTGGCGCATGTTGGTGATGCCGAAGCCCTCTTGCAAGCCTTTTTTCTGTGCCTCAGAAATTCCATGCAGTTTTTCTCCCGCATCTCTGGATTCCTGCGACAAGTAGAAATATGACTGTTTTGCCGGTGGTGCCTGGACCGGAAGCGCGTCGATGGATTGTTTGATCGCATCGGCCACGACTTTTGCACCCTCGTAGACCGCGTGTTTGCAGATGCTGTCCGTCTCGTTGGTCAGCTTTTCCAACTGGGCAAGATAGTCGTTGGCCTTTTTGGAGGTGATCTTAGCCACAACCGGCCACCTCCCAGCTCCACTCGTAGTGCCAGATGCCCCGGTCGGCCTCGAACTGGATGCTGTTCAGCCGCCAGGCAATGGAGTCGAACGAGTCGAACGACTGCTCCAGCGCTTCGCGCCAGGGGTCGAACTCGTTCTGGGTAAAAAGATCAGTCGTGCCGGTGACGCAGCCTTCGACGTGCTTGCCTTCCGCCTCAAAATCGGAGGCTCCGTCTTCCTGCCAGACGAAATACCGTTTGGATTTCATCCGCCCGCCATGGCTCACCTGGTCGGTGACTGCTGTATGGGCTGCGATGATGCACTCGCTCCACGTCATTTGCCATCCTCCTTCAGGCGGTCGTCGAAATCTTCCTCGACGGCCCGCAGGCTGATATCCATCGAGGGCGGGTGGCAATTTTCCACCACCTGCACCGTGTCGATGCGATAATACTGGCCGTCCTCAGTCCGGGCCACGTCCTGGCTGCTGATCTGCACCGGTGCGCGCGGCACCCGCACCACGCGGACGATCTCCGCGAGGTTCTGGCGGCTGAGATACAGCCGGTTGATGCCGAGCCGCTGCTCTTCGTAGCAGGCCGAGAGCTTCCTTTTCAGCTTGATTTTGGGTTGGTGGCCGACATCGGCGACGTCCTCGGTCGAAAAGACGGCCAGAACGCCAGCGTTGAAGTTCTGCGAGATGTCATTCGTTGGTCTGGTCGGCATTTTGCGCGGCATAAGCGCTCACCCGCCTTTCGTTCTGCGCTGCCAAAATGAGATGACGGTAGTTGTTCTCGAAGATATCCGCCGCGCCGTCGCGGGCGTAGCGGACGTAATCCATGAGCAGGTCCCGGTGCAGACCGGGCGCGGTGTAGTCCTGTGGCTCGCCGATCTTGCCGTCCAGATAGGACATACCGCCCACGGTGAGGTTCCAGACCTTTGTGTCCACTGCGTCGTCATCCCATGTGATGTCGAGATAGGTCTTGATATCCGGGAGCAGCACGTCCCGGATGCCATCCCATACGGTCGTCATATGGTCAGGACTTGGTGACGGTGACGGTGTAGGCCTTGGTGGTCGTGCCGTCTTCCGCCGTCACGTTGATGGTCACAGTGTTGGAGCCTTCGGCCCAGGTGGCAGACTTGCCGTTCTCGATGATCTTGCTGCCGACCTTGACCTGCACGGTCGCACCGGCGTTCGCAGGGGTGGCGGTGATGACATTGGAGGCCGTATCGGTCGTTGCAGTGTAGCTGGCTGTGGTCGCGCTGAAGGCCGGGGTCAGGGTCAGGTTGCCCAGTTTCAGGGAGGCCAGGTTGGCGTCAGCGGACGGTGTAGGAGAGGTGACGGTCTCGACCTTGTAATGCAGCGGGCGCAGACCGGAAATGTCGAGGTTCAGGAAAGCGTTGTTATCCACCGGGAAGCCGTTGGCATACAGCTTGATGAGGTAGACGCGCTCGTCTTCCAGGAAACGGTAGGAGTCATCGTACTCCAGCCGACCGCCCTTGTTCATGCCGACGGCTGCGAAGTACAGCCGGCCCACGCCGAACACAGCCTGGCCGCGCGGCAGAGCGGAAACCGGGATGATGGTGGCAGGGTAGGGCAGGACGTTGTTGCGATAGGTGCCATCCGGGGTGCGGATCGTGGTGGCGGGCATGACCTTTTCGTAGTAGTCCTGCGGGTTGACCAGCAGGATGAGGTCATCCGGGTTGCGATCCTTGCCGTTCGGGGTGATGGCCAGCAGAGCGACCAGCTTGCCCATGGTGGTGGGCTCGAAATCCGAAACCTTGATCTTAGCTTTTTCGGGGTATGCGCCGCCGACAACAGAAGCGCTCTCGCTCACATCGCGGATCATGCCGATGGGCTTGTCGTTGCCGTCGCCCATCACGATGCCGTCTTCCAGGCCGTTGGCGAGTGCTTCGGCCAGGATGGCGCGGATATAGCGGTCCAGCCATTCGGGGCCGAGATCCAGCTGAGCCTTGCAGACCGGAATGAACGCAGAGAGCTTGTACAGGCCGACGTCCACTTCCTTGAAGCCGGAGGTCAGCTCCTCGATAATCTTTGCGCACAGCTTACCCCATGCGGCCTTGTGGCGACCGTCGGTGTTCAGCATCATCCGGATGGCACCGCCGGTCGGGGTGAACTGGATCTTGCTCAGCAGCGGGTGGCTCTCGGTCAGGTCTTCCATGACGCGGGAGATGATGGTCTGCGGGAAAACGACACTCACGTTTTCGAGGGCCTGCTTCGGGTTCTCGCTGCGCATGGCGTCGCTGATCTTCTGGTAATATTCCTTCTCTTCCGTGGTCAGCTGCCGGATGCCGCGCGCATACAGAGCAGAGTTGTCGAGTTCCTGCCTCAGACCGTTCAGCTGGGCTTCGTATTCCTCCGCATTGATGTCGCCGATGGTCTGCCACATCTCCGAAAAGACGTCAGACAGTTCGTCGGGCTTGTTGTCCTTGATGGCAGTGGCCAGCCGCTGGCGCAGATCAGACAGTTTCTGATTCTTCTGGTACATGTCTTTCAGATTCATGTTGTTGTCTCCTTTTTGGTATTCAAAAAGGCGTGTCCAGTTTGGACACGCCTTTACGGTTTGGTCAGAGCTTCGAAAACAAGCTCAGCAGGTTGTTCTGGGGTAGAGCGGGCGGTTCCTGGGGCGGCTTTTTGGGTGCCGGGGAGGGAACGGCCAGCGTTTGACGGATGAGCATGTCGTGCACACTCTGGGTGGCCTCGTCGCCGCGCACACCCTTCTGGATGCTGGTGGCAAGGCCCATTTCCAGCACAGCTTCGGGGCTGTACCACGTTTTACTGTTGATGAGGTCCCGCGCCGCCTGCTCCTTCATGCCCGCGTTGGTAAACGCACCCAGGCCGATCTCCGTAAGCTTGTCCAGCTCATCCGCAGCCTCGCGGAGGTCTTCGGAATATCCGTAGGTGCCGCCAATGACGGGGTGAAAATAAAATGCGCTCACATTGTTGGCAATGCGCTGCGTACCGGCCAGATACGGGTAGATGGCCGCGCTGGCCACAAATCCGTCGGCGTAGGTCGTGATCTGTGCGTTTTTGGCCCGCAGGGCGTTGTAGATTGCAAAGCCTTCCGAGACCTCGCCGCCATAGCTGTCCACATGGACGTTGATCTCGGCAAGATTCCCAGCTTGCTCCAGCTGGTTGGCCAGGTGATAGGCGCTGACATCATTTTCGATGCACCGGAAACTGGTAATGTCGCCAAAAATATAAATGTTGGCTTCCTCGCCGCTCTGCTGCATATCAAAATACGGTTTAGGCACTGTTCTTGTCCTCCTTTTTGTTGGCTTCGGTCGCGGCATTGCGGGCAATGGCTTCGACCGTTGCAATGTTTTTGGTCATCCAATGGATGTTTGCCCAGTCCTCTGTAATGGTGGAATCTCCGACCTTTTCACGCAGCTCGTTGATGCTCCATGCCGCGCTTTCCACGATTTTTTCGATCTTGTCCGCATTGCTCAGGATGTCGAAATGCTGGATGGTCGAGGTATCCACGTTCACACGGTCGCCGCGCTGCCAGACCCGGCGTCCATACAGCTTGCGGTTCAGCTCCTCGCTGATCTGTGCCGCCAGCGGGTCGATGCAGGTGGTGAGCCAATGCGTGACCACGTCGCTGATCCCGGCAACTTCGCCCTGCACCAGGACAGGCGGGATGCCGAACCCCCGCGCCGTGAAAGAAAAAATGTCGTCCACAAGCGCCCGGATGTCTCGCGTGTCGCCGGTCTTGCCTGATTCCGAGAACTGCTGGAAGTCGTAACCATCAAATTCCGGCAGAATGCCAAAATCACTTTGCAGGAACGACTCGTACAGCTTGTTCAACCGCTGCGCAAACAGCTCCTCAAAATTGTCCTGTCCGGAATTGACCTGCGAAATATGCACTTTCATGTGCTTGCCAGCATTCCAGCTGTGATTTTTTATGCTCGCTTCCAGCAGCTTGTTGTAACTGGTATAGAGCGCATCCACCACCGCTTTTGCATCGGCGCTGTTGAGCACAAGGTGAATAACTTCGCTTTCCTTCAGGTCGCGGGTGTACGGTTCATCGCCCACCTGAATCTGCCGGTAGATGTTTTCCGCCGTCGGAAAGTATTCCGGCTTCGTCCAGCTGTCTGCCACGACCAGATTCAGCATGCCGCCGCGCTGGGTGGCAAGGATCAGCGCCTCATTGTTTTTATAGAGCCGGTAGACGACCTTTTGCCAGAACGCCGTGCTGTTTTCGTTGACGTTCGGCTCCACGTTGAGCATGTAATAGTAATCTTTTTTGACGGCCTGTCCGCGCTCGAACGTCTTGAACTCACAGTTTGCAATCGCTTTTGCGATGAGGTTCACGCAGCAGTTGAACGCCAGATCCCGCAGGCGGTATTCTTCCCAACAAGTCATCCAGTCGGCAAGAGAGGCTTTTACCGCCGAAGCGTTGATGGGCACATTGGTCTCATCCACATGCTGCGCGGGGAGCTTGAGCCCATCGGATTTCTGAAATCCGAAGAACTCTTTTACTTTTTCGGAAAATGACATGGTTTGAACTCCTTACCAGCATATTGCTCCGATTTTGGGGAGCTGAACTTGTCCGGTGCCCAGCTCGGTTTCGATGACCATGGAAGCTACCAAGGCCATGAAGGGGTCTGTTTTTCGGGATTTTGCCTCGATCTTCGCATAAACGAAGTTTCCGGTATCCACGCCCTGACTGCGGCTGCTGCGCACACGTTTTGTGTTGTTGACTGCCCAGCGCAGCTGAGGCAAGTCTCCCCAGGTGAAAAGGCCTCGGTCGAAACAGTCCTGGATCACCGGGTCCACCTGCATGATGTCGCTGGGACGGATCAGCTTCACGCGGGTCTTGTCCTTTGCGTCAAAGCCGATGCTCTGCAACGCTTCGGCCATCATGGTGTAGCGGAAGTTATCCAGCGCCAGTTTTTTGATGTTATAGATGCGCCCGGAATCCCGGATGTAATCCGTGAGCAGATACGGAGAAATGCTCACATCGTCCACATAGGTGCACACGCCCATGTCACACCACGTTTTCCACGGGGCCTTGATGCGGGTCAGTGTTTTGCTCTGTGCGCAGATCCAGGCGTGGTTGATATCGAAGCGCTTGTCGCCGCGCCGGAAGTGGAGGTTGACCGCCGCCCAGTCGCTCAACTCGGCGTAGTCGATACCCACCGTGCAGCTCCACCCGGCCAGGTCGGGCAGGGGGGTGTTGGTGGCCCTGATCTTTTCGTAGTCGGTGACGGCGATTTCTTTGGCCCCATCCCGGATGCCCATGCGTTTCGTGATGAAATCACCGTTCTGTTCCGGGCGCTCCCGCCAGTCGCGGTACTCGTCCCGAATTTCCTGCATCAGGTGGGGCAGGTAGGGGAGTGATGGGTTTGCCATGCACCAATTGTTTTCGTCGTGCACCTGGTCTTTCGCGTCCAGGCAGCAGATGAACGGCAAAAAGCCCTCATCCGCCTCGCCTTCAAACAGGATCCTGCGGCCTCGTGCAAGATAGTCGTCCAGCGGGCCGTCGCTGACATCGCCGTTGGAAGTAAAAAAGCCCACGCGCGGCTCGGCAACCTTGCCCTGGCCGGTGACGAAGACTTTGATGTTGTCATAGTTTTGGTATTGGTGGACTTCGTTGAAGATGACCGCGCCGGAACGCATACCGTCACGGCCCTTCGGGTTGTTGGTTCGGCCTTTGACCTCGCCCAGGTTTTTGCGGCCCCGAAGGATCTCTTTTGTGTGGTAGTAATATTTTGACAATTTGGCTTCCCAGGTCGGATTCTCCAGCGCTTCCACGATATCTTTGACGGGGGTGACAGCCTGTTCCTCGTTGTTGGCACAGATGTCTACATTGTAATGCGGGACCGGGTTGTATGGGCTGATGAGCGCCGCCGAAGAAATGGCGATCACGCCGTCTTTGCCCGCACCACGGCCCACCATTGCAAACAGCGTTTTGAAGCGGGGGGTATTATCTGCGCGGTAGGTGCACAACCACAGCCCCAGAGCAAAGGTCTGCCATGGAAAAAGCCTGTCATACGGAAAATACCGGGCGAGTCGGAAATATTTCCGCATTCGCTCGGTATCCACATGAACGTCTTCTGTTTCAAAAATGCGCCGCACAAGCGCAACAAGCGCATGCTGCTCCCGGCAGGCGCGAGGATTATCGGCCTCCACCTGCTCGATGTACTCCAAAATCTCCGGGGGAATGTTAGAGGTCATCGTCCTCACCGGCATTCGCCACCATAAATTTGAACTGCTGGATGACGCGCAGCAGGGTCGAAACGGTGGAGTTTGCCGCGCTGGCCGTCTGGTTATAGATTTGAATAGCAGGATTGGCGATTTCCATTTCGGCACCCTTTGGCGTGACTTTCGTGACGGTCAGGCCATTTTTGTTCATGTCCGTCTGCGCCTGCGTCAACAGATCCAGCTGGGTGACGTAGCGGTCAAGCGTTGAGCGGTACAAAAAGTTTGTGTCACAGTTCGCCGCTTTTGCCGCATCCTCGATTTCCTTCAATTCTTTGCTGTACTTTTTGCAAGCCGCAGCAAAAGAGGGCGGTTTTACCGTTTTCGACATGGAACCATCCTTTCATCGAATTTTGTGCAACATCACAACGATTCCCGCGCGCACGTGTGCGTGAGAGGAAAGCTGGAAAGTCGAGGGACACCACGAGTAAGGCCCCAAACCGCTCACCCCGTTTTTTCGGGAGGGGGGTGTCCACCGTGGACACCGGACAGGGGAGAAAGGCTCACACAGCCGGTCAGTCCCAGCGCTCGCGCGTCAACGGCGGAGCGCTTTTGCATCTGTGCATCCGCTCCGGGTGGCAGACCGTCTCGTGGCAGTCCTTGCATACACTGATAAGGTTGCGCTGCCGGTTGCCGTCTGCATCTGTATACCAGATGTCCAGTGCCCTTTCCGGTGCGTCCTTGACATGGTTGACATGATGGACCAGGTCGGCGCGCCGGTATCGCCCGCGCTGCTTGCAAATCTGGCACTCGTGCTTGTCCATATCCAGCACCTCATGCGACAGCCGCACCCACTGCGAAGAACAGTAGAACGAATGCACATCGCCGGATGCAATCAGACTCTTGAGCCAATTCAATAATCGTTCGG